ATTGAATACCGCCGTATATATTGTAGGTTTTGGGCGGCAGATCGCATACTAAAGTATGATACAGAAAATGCCCCAGTGAATGAAGGGGTACCAGTACCAGACCCTGAAAGTATAACACCTAACGAAGATATGTCAGGTTACGTCTAATGTTAAGCTTTGCAGCACTATCAGAAACAGCGATAGCAGAATCAACTACGACACTTGATGCTTCTGCATTTATGTCAGGTGCTGCAGCAGCTACGACTGCAGGTACAATAGATACTATACATCTAACGGCTAACCCTGTAATACCTGCTGCTACAGGTGCTACAACTGCAGGGTCACTACAGGTAAACGTAAATGAAAACCTAGAAAGTGTTTCTGCAGCTGTAGCTTCTGGTACAGTAACTCCTGATGCACAAGCCTCTACAACGCTACCTGCAGTAACCTCTACTACTGCTACAACAGCTTTTGATGATGTGGATGCACAAGCAAGCGTTATACCATCTGCTGCTACATCAACAGGTACAGCAGGTACGATAGACACTATTCACCTTACTGCTAATATTAGCATTACAGGTATTGCGTTTACTATGACTGCACAGGCACCTAGCCCTGCAGTAGACGAAGACCTAGTAAGTGTATCAGCAGCTACAGCAGCAGGTACATTGTCTGCTACAGGTTTAGCTAATACTACTCTAGCTGATGCAGCAGCTACATCTACTGCTGGTGTTGCAGGGTTTGACGCTAAAGCTAACATCACTCTTGATGCAGCAACAGCAGATGCAGACCTTACAGTTAATGACTTAGCAGATGAAGATGCTCAAGCATCAACTACACTAAGCAGTGTATCTGCAGCAACTACAGCCAACTGGGATACGGTAAATGGCATCTACGCAGTACAGGTTGTATATCTAGCGTCAGACTTTGAACGTAAAAGAACAGTGAATATTGTGCCTTACGGCAACTACAAAGTATATGTTACACGATAGGATATTATAATGGCGTATAAGTGGCCTGACCTAGACCCAAATGAGATTCAAGCATACAGTGTTGACTGGTCACGTTTCCTTAACACAGGAGACACTATTTCATCTGTAGCATGGCTTATTGATGGTACTGTTACAGCTAGTTATGGTATCGTAGATAACCTTACACTAGTTCAACCTACTAATACTACTACTGTAGCAACAGTACGTATTACAGGTGGTAACGTAGGGCAGAGATATAAGATAGGCTGTAGAATAACGACAGCTGATGGCCTTGTGTATGAGCGTTCTATATTCTTGACTATTAGGGAACAATAATAATGGCATATGATTTTCTTGGATTAGTCAACGATGTAAATAAACGTCTTAACGAGGTTGAACTTACTACAGCTAACTTTGCAAATACAACAGGTTATTACTCCTTTGTAAAAGAATCTGTTAACTCTTCTATTCGCCATATCAATCAGGAAGAGTATGAGTGGCCTTGGAATCACCGTGAAGAAGAGGTAACTCTTACTGCAGGTGTGTCTAAGTATTCCTACCCACTAGACGCTAAGACTATCAACATGAATACGTTCCGCATCAAGCGTAACGCTACGTTTGGTAACTCTACAGTCAAACTAAAGATACTGCCCTATGAGGAATATCTTGACAAGTATGTAGATAATGAGTATAACTCTGCAGCAAGTATTCAAAACACACCAGAATATATTGTTAGAACACCTAGCAGAGAACTTATTTTAGTACCTACCCCAGACCAAGCATATGAACTAGTGTATGAGTATTTCCAACTAGGCTATGACCTAGAGCTACACAACGATGTTCCAACTCTCCCAGAGCAATACAGAAATGTTATCGTAGACGGTGCTATGTACTATGTGTACCAGTTCCGTTCAGATACACAGATGGCAAGTCTATCACAACAGCGTTACGAAGATGGTATCAAGTATCTACGTAGCCAACACATAAACAGAACTAACTATATTCGTGACCGAAGAGTACACTTCTAATGGCTACACAATGGCAGACATATCCTGTTGAGTTCAGAGGTGGACTACTGTCCAACATGAGCTTGTTGCAACAGGGCGCTAATGCAGTAGGTTCTGCGTCTGTGCTACAAAACTTCGAGGTCAACAAAGAAGGTGGCTACTCGAAGATACGTGGCTACGAGAAGTTTAGCGATACAGAGATACCAGGTGACGGAAATGTTTTAGGCTTAAAGGTTGTATCTTCAGGTCGCTACATTGCTGCACGTAAGGTTGATGCTGATGCAGTAACAGCTTACTCAAGCGATCTTGTGGTAGGTGATGTAGGTAAGACAGCATACTACTACAGCACAGGCACTACTTGGAACTTCACTGCTGTAAGTGCTTCTTCTAACGGTGGTAAGGTACGTTATGCAACATACAACTTTGATGGTGATGAAAAGATCATCTTTGTGGATGGCACTGACTACCCTAGTATCTACAACACTAACGGTAATACTCACACATTCTTAGATGCCTCTAGCACTAATATCAACACGGACGTACAAGGTGCAAACTTTGTAACCATCTTTAAGCGTACAGGCTTCTTTGCTAAAGATAACCTGTTACTCTTTACTGCCCCCTTCACTGTAGACAACTTCAGTGTTGCAGACGGTGCAGGTAGCATCAGCTTAGCATACGACATCACAGGTATAGCTGTCTTTCGTGATCAGCTTATCGTGTTCACTACAGATACTATTAGTCGTCTTTCAGGCAGTAGCTCTGCTGATTTTAGACTAGACCCTATCACTGAGAAGATTGGCTGTATCAATGGCGACACCATACAAGAGGTAGGCGGCGACATCATGTACTTATCTGTAGATGGTATTCGTCAGTTGAGTGCTACAGATCGCATTGGTGACTTTGCTCTTGATGTTGCATCTGATAAGATTAAAGAAGACTTCAATGATTTCTTAGGTGGCTCATCTTCTTTTGCATCTACTATCATCAGAGAGAAGTCACAGTATCGCCTATTCAAGTTCCAAGCTAGTCGTCCCTCTAGTACGGCTCAAGGACTTATAGCTACTAAGGTCGCGCCCCAAGGTTCCTCTGGTATTGAGTGGTCTACTATTAAAGGTATTAAGGTTAACGTAGTAGATAGTGTGTACTCAGGTAATACAGAGGCTATTGGATTTGCTAATAGTGATGGTTATGCCTATACTATGGAAACAACGAGTTCTTTTGATGTAGTTGATGGTGTAGGGAATCCTATTGAAGCTATCTTTGAGTCTGCTTACATGCCAATAGGTGATCCTCAAGTAAGAAAGACTATGTACAAAACCATATGGTACATCAACCCTGAAGGATCACTAGACTTAGACTTTAACGTTAAGTTTGACTTTGAGTCTAGTTCACGTAATAACGTCATACAACCCAACACTATCAATATTGCTACTACAGCAGGTGGTGTGGCATTCTTTGGTGGCGGTGCTTTGTTTGCTGCGTCAGGCGGTGCAACTTTTGGTAGTACACTAGAGAAGATTTACCCAGTCAATATTATTGGGTCAGGTAATACAGTCGCACTTAGAATAGTAGATACATCAACCAACCCAACATTCACTCTGGATACGGCTGTCCTAGAGTACAAGACAAACGATAGACAATAAGGACGTAACACATGGCAGGTTATACACGTCAGGATACCACAGGACAGTTAGCTAACGGCAACCCTATTGATGCGGACATCTTCAACGACGAATATGATGCAATCGAAGGGGCGTTTAACGCATCCACAGGACACACACATGATGGTACTGCAGGTGGCGGTGCGCCTATTGAAAGTATTGGCCCTAGTCAAGAACTTGAAGTAGAAAGTGGTGCAGTATTTCCTAAAGTAGATAACCTTATTGATCATGGTAAGACTACACTACAGTGGAAGACAGGCTATTACGGTACAGATGTAATTGTTGGACAAGATGTTAGTGTAACTAGAGATGTTTCTATTGGGCGTAACCTTACTGTTACAGGTGATGCTACTATCAATGGTAACCTTATCTTAGGTGATGCAGCTACAGACACTGTTAACTTCAATGCTGACGTAGATAGTGATATCAAACCTGAAACAACAGGAACTTACAACCTCGGTTCATCTTCACAACAGTGGAATAACTTATGGCTAGACGGTACAGCTAACGTAGACTTCTTAACTGTAGATGAAGATGCTAGTATTACAGGTGATTTAGCTGTTACAGGTGCTACAGGTATCGACGGTGACTTTGACATTAACACAACTAAATTTACCATTGCTGCCGCTACAGGTAATACCGTTATAGCGGGTACTCTTGATGTAACAGGTGCCTCTACACTTACAGGTGCTGTCACAGCTACAGGTGGTGTAACAGGTGATTTAACAGGAGATGTGACTGGTAACCTTACGGGTGATGTTACAGGTAACGTAGTAGGCGATGTTGTTGGTGATTTAACAGGCAACGTAGTTGGGGACTTAACAGGTAATGTAACGGGCGACTTAACTGGTAATGTGACTGGTAATGTAACAGGTGACCTGACAGGTAACGTTACTGGTGACGTAACAGGCGATCTCACAGGAAATGTCACAGGTAACTTAACAGGTGATGTATACGCATCAAATAGCGTCAAGGTTTTAGAGAGTGGTACTACAGGTACAGATGCTACATTTACAGGTGATGTAACTGGTGATCTTACAGGCGATGTAACTGGTAACGTTACTGGTGATGTTACAGGTAATCTAACTGGTAATGTAACTGGCAATGTGACAGGAGATTTGACTGGAGATGTTACAGGTGATGTGGCTGGTAACGTAACAGGTAATGTTGATGGTATTGTGGGTGGTACTACACCTGCTGCAGTCACAGGTACTACCATTCAGTTTAACACAGGACTGACAGACGGTACTACAACCATTACAGGTTTCGCTGATGAAGACGATATGACATCTGACAGCGCAACACTTATCCCTACACAACAGTCAGTTAAAGCTTACGTAGATGCAGCGGTAGCAGGTGACGGATCGGGTGATATTGAGGTAGACACAGTTGATGCTACTACTATTGATTTAGGAGGTGGTACAGGCTGGACTATAACTCAAAACGGAACAACACTAGAGTTTAAATATAATGGTGTTGTACAGGCTAAACTGACAAGCACAGGTACATTCCAAGTTAATGATGACGTAGCAGCAGAGGCGTTCTAATGGCTCTACAATCCTCAGGTCAAATAACACTAAAAGAAATTGCAACGGAGTTTAGTGATACAGCTCCTAGTACTCTAAAAGAGTTTTACTCTGTTGCAACAGGTATTCCTGCTAGT